GATAAAACATCTTATACAACTGCGATCTCAACTGGTAAAAGCTACATATCATCCAATAGCTAAAAATGGCACTATTGCCTGTAACTCCGCCAGCTGGCATAGTCAAAAACGGAACTGACTATGCTAACAAAGGTCGTTGGGTTGACGGCAATCTCGTGCGTTTTGAAAACGGCTATCTTAAGCCGATTGGCGGTTGGTCTAAACTAAAAACTACAGCACTTGATGGTGAGCCCATAGGTATGTATGCCTATAAAGATAACCTAGGTGCATCTATATTAGCTGTAGGTACAAGACAAAAAGTTTATGTCTTATACGACAATACTTGGACTGACATAACACCATCTGGCTTTGTAAACGATGCCGCTAATGATCCTCTTGGTTATGGCGCATACCACTATAACGTAGAAGATTATGGTGATGCTAGAAGCCAATCTGGACTACCTCTACAATCAGGTCATTTCTCCTTTGATAACTGGGGTGAGGATTTAGTCTTTTGTTTTTCTGGTGATGGCAAGATATACAAATGGAGGCCAGTTTCAGGCGGAACGGCTGATACCATAGGTACAGTTGTAACAAACGCTCCTACAGGCTGTCAGGCTGTCCTAGTGACCAATGAAAGGCACTTAGTTGCCATTGGTTCTGGTGGAGATCCTAGAAAAATATCTTGGAGTGATAGAGAAGATAGAAACACTTGGACATCTAAAGCTACTAATACAGCAGGTGATGTGCAAATACCAACAGGCGGTAGAGCTTTACTAGGTGTTAAATACCAAAACGATGTCATAGTTTTTAGTGATACTGGTATAGATAGAATGAGCTATGTAGGCTCACCTTTTGTTTATGGCATCGTAGCAGCAGGTGCAAACTGTAAAGCAGTAAGTAGAAGATCAGTAGTACAAACAGGAAACTTTCTAGCGTGGATGGGTGAAAACTCATTCTTTGTTTATGATGGTGTTGTAAGAGAAATACCATGCGATGTGCATGATTATGTATACGACCAACTAAACGTACCAGGAAGGAAAGCATGTTGGGGTGGACACAACTCTAACTTTAACGAAATATGGTGGGGTTTTCCAAGCGGAGATGGTGTATATTTACCAAACAAATATGTAATCTGGAATTACTTAGCAAACACTTGGTCTATAGGTTCACTAGACAGAGGATGTTGGATTGACCAAGGTGCATTTGACTATCCTATAGCTGGTGATTCAAATGGATTTATTTACGAACACGAATCAACCACATTATCTAACTCACCAAACTTAAATAGTGATGTGCCGTTTTGCACAAGCGGTCCAATAGAATTAGGTAATGGTGATAACTATGTGCAATGTAATCAGATTATTCCAGATGAAGAAGCAAACACATTACCAGGTGTAACAATAAGTTTTAAAGGTAAGTTTACCCCATTAGGTAGCGAGACAGACTTTGGTAGTTTTACCTTTGAGAATGATGGATATACCGATGCTAGGTTTACAGCACGACAAGTACAGATGACTGTAACAGGTAGCACGACACAGGATTTCCAAGTTGGTAATATCAGACTTAATTTAAGAAACAGAGGTAGAAGATAATGGATCTATCCTCACAAAGACAATATATACAGCGTGCAATTAATGTTAAATATTCTTTTGCAGCTACAACACAACAAACCATCTATACTGCACCAACTGGTGATGATTTTACTTTTGCTATTATAAAGGGTTTTTTAGCTTGCGATCATGGTAATCAGCAAACCAATTTAGATGTATCTATAACTGATACAGGCTCTAATGAGTTTTTTATTTATAAACAACATAATATAACAGCACACGCTACTGACGAGTTGCAAACCAATGCAGGAATTGTATTACAACAAGGCGAAATATTAAAAGCACAAGTAAACCATGCAAACATACATTTAGTTTTAAGCATTATAGAATATGGTAAAGGCGACTAATACAGTAGTTGAATTACACCCAAAGGAACAAAGAGAACCTTGGGAGATTGAATGGGAAAGATGTAAGCCATGGCTTGAAAAAGCTATGAAATACCAAGATACCTATACAATCGATGATATAGAAGATAAAATAAGAAATGGTATAGCTCTTTTGTGGCCAGGTAAAAAATCAGCTATGGTCACAGAGATAATACCTTTTCCGCAAATGTTATCAATGAACATATTGGTATTTGCAGGAAACTTTAAAGAATTTGAAGAAATGTTAAAACATATAGAAACATACGCAAAAGAAGCTGGCATTAAAAGATTATACGGTGGCGGCAGAAAAGGTTGGATTAGAAAAGTAAAACATTTAGGTTTTAAGCCAGAAGTGTTATTAAGCAAGGATTTATAGGAGATAATAAGCCACAAGCATTACCCTTTTTAGGAAAAGCAGCAGGAGTATTGGGAACAGTAGGAAAAGTAGCAGGAGCTGTAGGCGCAGTTAAAAGCTTAACTGGTGGCGGAGGTTCATCTGCTGGACAAACAACAACCACATCACAAGTAGACCCACAAACACAAGCTATGCAACAAGACCTATATAAAAGGTCGCAACAAATTGCTCAACAACCTTTTGTACCTTATACAGGACCAATGGTTGCTGGTTTTTCACCAGATCAACTACGACAGTTTCAAGCAACTAGAGGATTGTTTGAATCTGGTATGGGTTTTGACCCAACCAAAGCTTTGCAAGGTATGGCAAAATTCAGAAGGCCTGAAGCTGGTCAAGCTGCATCTTTGCTTGGTCAAGACATAAGCGCTTATCAGTCTCCATATCAACAACAAGTTATAGACCTAGCAATGGGCGACATACAGCGACAGGCTGACATAGCGCGTGGTAGCGCGCAGGATAGAGCAATCAGAGCAGGAGCTTTCGGTGGTTCAAGGTCAGCAGTATTAGAAGCAGAGTCACAAAGACCTTACGCAGAAGCAATGCAAAGAACTGCTGTAGAAGGAAGGCAAAGAGGTTTTGAACAAGCGCAACAAGCAGCAGAGCGTGATGTGGCTAGACAACAACAAATGCAAATGTTTGCACCACAGCTTGAATTACAAGCAAGGCAACAACAAGCTGGATTATTAGGCGGTTTGCAAACAAGTCAATTACAAGGCCTTGGTTTGCTAGGTGGTATAGGACAACAACAACAAGCATTACAGCAACAAGCTATTGGAGCGCAAAGAGGCGAGTTTGGAAGAGCGTTAGATTATCCAAGACAACAGCTTGGTTTACTAGCAACTGGTGTAAGCGGTATGCAGCCAACACAAACAACAACAACTGGATATAGTCCTAGTGGATTAGAAAAGTTTTATGCTGCACAAGATCTTTACCAAACAACAAAACCAATATTTAGTAACTTGTTTTCTGCATCACAAACACCAGCACAAACACCTGATTTAACGGCTGGTAAACTTTTAGGTATGGGGGGTATAAACATTTAAAATGGCAATAGGAGATTTTTTCAAAGGTATAGGTCAAGGTTACCAAAGAGGACTAACAGAAATGGGTGGCTATGACCCTATGCAACAAGTATCACCAGAAGAGGCTGAAAGACGCAGACAAGAAGGTATGCAGTCTTTACAAAGAAGTTTAGGTAGAGCAACCGCCATATTATCTGGTGATCCTAGAAGGATGCAGTTGGCTGAACAGCAAACGCAAATGGCAAAACAAGATAAAGCTTTAAGAGAATTTGTAGCACAAAATCCACAATACGCTGATATGCTTAAATTATACCAAGCTGGTATAGACCCTAAAATGTTTGCTGGTGAAAAAAGACAAACATATAAACCTGAATTAGTAGAATTTAAAAATACATCAGACAAGCCCATAAAAGTTGGAAATGTTGTTATACAGCCAGGTCAACAAATGCCTTTTAATGTTGCAATACCTGAAATTGCAAATTCAATTAGCGGTGTGCCAGGTTTAAAAGAAATTAAAGATACAACAGTTTATACAAGACAAGGTAATACATACCTGACTGAAACTGGAAACTATAAAGAAATAATAGTTGGAGATAGAAGAATTTTTGATGGACCAACAGGTCAATTAAGCGCTGAAGAGTTTTTTGCAACATATCCAAAAGCAAGAATGACAACTTCTGGTGAGGAACAAAGATATATACCAGATTTTAAAACATTTACTGGTTTAAATAAAGAATTAGTAACCGAAGAAAAATCTCTTAAACAAATATTAAGTTATTGGAAAAATATTACAGATTCTAATGTTGGTGTTGAAAGGCTAGGAGATCAAATGGCTACATGGTTTAAGACCTTGGCTGGTAGTCAAAATCTAACAACAGAAGAATTAGCAAGAGCGATTGCTGAAGGTAAATTGCAAGGACTTATTGGAGCAAACAGAATCGATACTGTTGGTGGCGGTGTTATGACTGAAAAAGATGCTTGGAGGGTTATAGCTAGATTAGGCGGTGATGTAAATGCTTTACAAAACCCAGCAGTTGTTGGGCCTTTATTAGAAGAAATGTTTAGACTAAAAGTAGAAAGCTATAACGAAGATATCAAAGGCTACAATATGGGTGTTGAAAGCAATCGATTTAAAGGTTACACAAAAAGAACCCCTATAACTGAAGAAGAAATAACAAGCAAATTTACATTATTACCACAAGGTATACCAGCTGGTAGCAAAAAGGTTGTTGTAAAAGATACAACACTATACCAATCAAATGGTAAATATTATGCGGTATTACCTGATGGTACAGTTCAAGAAGTAGAAATAGATTAATATGACAATAAAATTATCTGAACTACAGGCAATGCAAGAAACTGTAACAACTGCTCCACAGACTATGACTGCAAGACAGGTTGCTGGACAAGCTGTAACCAATATACCTAGCAGCGCACTTCAATATGGTAAAGATATTTTTACAGCAGTTACAGACCCAATAGGCACGGCAAAATCTATAGGCGAGCTTGGTCTTGGTATTATTCAACTAGCCATACCAGGCGAACAAGCTAATGAGCAACAAGCTAAAGCTGTTGGTCAATATTTTGCTAATAGATACGGCGGTATGGAAAATCTTAAAAAAACTATAGCAACTGATCCTGTTGGTTTTTTGGGTGACGCTTCTGTTTTATTTACAGGAGGCGGTGCATTAGCAGGTAAGGTTGGTGGCTTAAAAGAAATAGCTGAAGTAGCAAAAAAAACTGGACAAGTTATAGATCCATTAGCTCTACCTACAAAAGCTGTTGGAGGTGTTACCGAATCATTATTAGGTTTAACAACAGGTGTTGGCCCTGAAGCAATTAGAACAGCTGTTGTATCAGGAACTACTGGTGGACAACAAGCCACAGATTTTGCAAGAGCAATGCGATCAAAAGATGACCCAAGACAAATTGTTGAAGAAGCTAGAAAAGGCATCAAAACAATGGCAGAAAAAAGAAAAGCACAATATCAAGAAGGTATTAAAAAAGCTAAAGTTTCAAAAAAAGAAATTGAGTTTACACCTGTTTTAAAAAGTGTTGACAATATTAGAAAATCTTTTGAATTTAAAGGTAAGACAACTTTAGATGCAGGTGGTTTAAGAAAATTAAAAGAAATAGAAGATGCTGTATTAGATTGGTCTGTTGATTCTAAGTTTCATACTGTAGAAGGGTTGGATGCTCTTAAAAAGAAAATAGATAATTTAATGCCAGAGGCTGATACGTTTGGAAAAACAGCTGGTAAGGGTGCTGCTGTTGTAACGCAAGCAAGAACGACAATAAACAATCTTATCAAAGAAGCATCACCAGAATATGCAAAAACTATGAAAGCTTATGAAAAGGCTATTAGTTTAGAAAAAGAAATGAAAAAAGCTTTAAGTTTAGGTGATAAAGCAACAGCTGATACTGCATTAAGAAAACTTCTATCAGTTATGAGGACCAATGTTAATACAAACTTTGGCATAAGATTAAAATTACTAAAAGAATTAGAGAAAGCAGGAGATGTTAGCTTAACATCAAAAATTGCAGGAGAAACGCTAAGTGGATTTACACCAACAGGTTTAGCTAGACAAATAAGTCCTATTGGCGCTTTAGGTGTCGGTGGTTTTTATGGTGCAACAGCTCCACAAATGGCTGGTTTGTTATCAGCAACATCACCAAGATTGGTTGGTGAGGCTGCTTATAAAGTTGGTCAAGCACAAAGAATTTTACCGCCAAGCGCAGTCACAAGACAAGCTGGTGTAATTGAACAACAAATTGGCGATGATGAAAACTTAAGTATGTCCGCATTACAAAGGGCGTTTAATATAGGCAGACAGCCACAATAACCCTATGCCACGCCAATCGGAAAGAGTTGGCCGATCTGGAGAATATTTAGTAGCCTCGCTACTTTCTTTACACGCAGACACTGTAATGATAGTTCCACACAGCGCGGAGGCAGACATCATCTTTGATGTTGACCATACGCTATATAAGTGCCAGGTTAAAACACAATCTAAAATACAAACACATAGAGTCTCATGGCAGTTTGATTTTAGGCGTGGTGCTTTTACTAAAGATAGATACTACGAAGATAATGCAATAGATGTATATGCCTTGGTTGCTTTAAAACATCAAACAGTTCAGTTTATGCTTCCAGAAGGTCTAAAGCAGATAAGTTTTAAAGACGAGGATGTTCAAGCGTGGGACACGCTAAAGAATACCAAAAACCTATTTAAAGAGCTTCGATGTCAACAGACACTTTAGGTTCTTCGTAATGCTTTACAGAGTTCATACCCAAAGATATTAGATACTCAACCACTCTATGTGGTTCTTTCTGTTCGCTCTCACAAAAATCCTTAAACTTTTTAGCAAGATGTTTGTTTATATATACAGGTTTTCTTCCGTTCCTTTCGTTTAAGATACGATCATCAAACTCATATAAATTCATAGCTACCTCATGGTTATAGAGAAACTTCTATTGAATAATCTCCTATTTTATTACCTTTGGCATCTGTTCCGTAAACCATCTGTAATTCAAGATCTATAAAGTGTTTGGCTTTTAACAAGTCAGTCACTCTATCTTTGTTCTCTCCTTTACTTCTGGTTATATATTTTAAACAACTACCTAAGTTATAAGACAGGTTGTTAGCATATATATAATCTATAGGCTGTATCTTGGATTGCTTGTAATGCGTTCCAGCTACTTGGTTATTGGTTGCAAGCCTATCTATTGCTTGATCCCATTCCTTTTCAGTTCCTAAGTTAGTATGTGCATATACTGTTTTATTCATCATAAATTTCTCCCAAATTTTATTTATTTATATTACCATAATTAGTAATATTGTGTTAGTATAAACAAAAATATTAATAAAAGGGAAATTTATGGATATATTAGAAAAGAATTTTGACATATCAAACACCATAGAAGTTGACGAATTAGCGAAGCGCTGGGGAGTTAGCAAGAAAACAATAGATAACAGACGATATAGAGGACAAGGTCCTAGCTATTTCAAGATTGGTGGAAAGATACTTTATGATCTTAAAGATGTGCAAAAGATGGAAAACGACTCTTATATATCTGTAGATGGCACACGCTAAACTCTCACCTTCAGCAGCAAAGATATGGATGGCTTGCCCTGGCATGCCACAGCTATTGTCTAGCATGGAAGTAGAGTACAAAGTAGGCATACCAGCAGCGACAGGTACATTGATTCACGAAATGGTAGAAACACTACTTAAAGGTAGATTAAATAATCTTACCTTAGAAGAATACTATTTAGACACAACACATCATGTAGAAGATTTTGATATCACAGTTGACCAAGAGATGATTGATTGTGCTAATACTTATGTTGATTACATAGACAAGAGAATGATGGAGCTTGATGTTGCAAGACCATTAATAGAAGAAAAAGTTAATATGCCAGAAATACATGCGGACTTATGGGGTACAGCAGATGCAATACTCATTGGTAAAGACATGATAGAGATAATAGATCTTAAATCTGGTAAGTGGGCAGTAGAAGCAGACAACCCACAAATGCGTATCTATGCACTAGGTGCATTATCCAGATACGGAGATGACTGCACAGTTCAGATGACCATAGTACAACCAAGAGGTTGGCACAAAGATGGTCCAATTAGATCATATTCCATATCAGCTATTAACTTAGTTGAATGGGCCTATGAAACTTTAAAGCCAGCAGCCGAGGCCTGCTTTGAGGAGATACCCACATACAACTATAGCAAAGACGGATGCCGTTGGTGTAATGCTAAAGATGCTTGTGATACTTATAAACAAAACCAACAGGGAGACTGAAATGGTAAAAGAAAATACAACTGAAAATGTTGATGAACCAACAATAAAGTTTGCGGATGATGGCAAAGAACATAAGATAAATGAAATGCCAGACAATGCAAAAGAGTTGATGGCAAGATGGCAAGAGAAGAAACAAGTGAGAGACGAGTTTATTGTCAAAGCCAACAATGATATTGACGACTTAAATACTTTACTTGGTTCTTATGAAGCTCGTATGAAAAACATATTAGAGCCAACAGAAGAAAAAAAGATTGAGGTGCAATAATGTCGTTAGCTAATATTAGACAAAAGGCAAAACTTAAACCACCTATCATAGTTTTATATGGTCCTGGTGGTATAGGTAAAACATCTTTTGGTGCAACTATGAATAAACCAATCATAGTTCAAGCAGAAGATGGTATAGGTAAGATTGAGTGTCCTCACTTTCCTGTAGCTAAAACTTATGTTGAACTTGTAGATAACTTAAAGTCGCTAATACAAGAAGATAGCGAATACAAAACTGTAATTATTGATAGTTTAGATTGGTTAGAAGGTTTGCTACAAGCTCATGTATGTGAACAAAATGGCTGGCCTGAAATCAGTTCTCCAGCTTACGGAAAAGGTTTCTCCGCTTGTTTAGAGGTATGGCGTGATTATCTTGCTTTACTTAATCAGTTGCGAGACAAAGGCTTTACTGTCTTACAGATTGCACATAATGAGGTAAGAAGATATGAAGATCCATCAAGCGAACCCCATGATCGGCACCAAATAAAGCTCCACAGAAAAGCCGCTGACTTGGTCATAGAACACAGCGACGCGGTATTCTTTGCTAATTACAAGATAGGCACTATTCAAGTAAAAGGTAAAGGCGGTGGTATGACAACTAAACTAAAGCAAGGAGACAGAACAATCTTTACACAAGAAACACCTGGCTTCCAAGCTAAGAATAGATTTGGTCTTGATAATGAAATGCCGTTTGAATGGCAAGCCATTAGGGAGCAGATGTTAAAGTGATTGATACTAAAGAACTTAACGAACACTTTTGCGATGATGATAAACCGCAATACGATGAAGATGGATTTTGTCGTCATTGTGGAGAGTCAAAGGAAGATTGTTCAGAATATAAATGTTGGATTTAAAAAGGAGTAAAAAATGGATTTAACAAATTTTAATGTAGATGCCTCTAGTGAAGGCAAGTCGGCAGTTGAGCCAGGTAGACATGTTTTACATTGGCAAGGCGAAGAAGAAGCGTTGGTAGAAGGTAGAAACGGATGGCGTGGGTGCAAGATGTATTTTGAGATAGATGGTAGTAGCATCAGACTTAATCATACCTTTACTGTTGGCCACGACAATCCTAAGTATGTAGATAGCGGTGTTAAGTCAATGCTACTCATGGCGCAAGCGATGGGATTAAAAGAGCCACCAAAGGATACATCAACTGCTTTTATGGGTAAAAGTGTATCAGCTGAATTAGTTAAAGATGACAATGGTTATCTGAAGATTAATGAGGACTGGGGTAAGACTTGGCAGGCTACTAATCAAAAGCCAAAACCTGTGGAGAACGACAATATTAAAGCTGGTCCCAGTGAAGCAGACTTAGATGCAATGGGTACTACTGTGGCGAGCGAGGATGACGCACCATTTTAATTTTGATGGTAAGAACAGACCCACGCTGTGTGCTTATTGTAAAGCACCAGCTGGGCCTTTTTTAAGAAAAGATGGAGAACACTGGCTTGGAGCGTGCTGTATGGCTCATTTAAAAAAGATTGGGGAGGGAGAAAGACTACCCAACAAAGCACAACTGAATGATATAGGGATAGAATATTCCATAGCACAAACCAAAGATTTATATTTAGAACTAGCAGGTAAGGAAGATCAGAAACCATTACATAAATGGGATAGGGATAACAGAAAAAGAATCTTCACGACCATCGTTAGGGAATATCTAAACTGGGCGAATGTGCAAGCGCAGTTAGATGATGAGAGAGCTGCAAATGGATTTAACAAAGTACCTGAAAAAGGACATACTCTATAACGACCTTGGTTTTAGTACAGGTAAGAGTACACATGATTTAATAAACGAGATGCAAGCACAGGGGTTGCTTGTAGACTTCTTAGAAATTACTGGCGAGATAATCAGAGTGCCAGTAAAAGCAATAGCATCAAAGCCTGATACTGGTAGACAAAAATCTGGATACTATGTAGTAAATAGTGTTGGCGAACATATGTTTTGCACTTATGGTAATTGGAAAACTGGTTTTGAAGGAAAGTGGTCAAGCATAGATACTAACCAACTTAGTATTGTAGATAGACAAGAACTACAAAAACAAATGGAAGAGGCTAGTGCTAAGTCGCGTGCAGAAAGGAAGCAAAGACAAGATGAAGTTGCAGTTGAAATGCAAGAAAAGTTTAAGATTTGCCACGAAGCCATTGACCATGAATATCTCACGAATAAAAAAGTTAAAAGTTATGGGTTGAAGCAATTAAATGGTAGGTTAATTGTTCCTGTATATAATACTACAGGACAGATTCGTTCTCTACAGTACATAGATAAAAAAGGCGAAAAAAGATTCGCTTCCGCTTCAGAAATCAAAGGTAATGTATTTTTAATCGGCACAACCTTACAAGATCTAAACAATATAGAAAAACTTATTTTAGTTGAAGGCTACTCAACTGCCGCTTCAGTATATGAAGCAACCCAAATTCCTGTAGCTTGCGTTTTTAGTGCCAACTTCTTGTTGGATGCAGCCTCTAATTTACGCAAGCTGACAGGTGCTAGATTTATTCTTGCACTTGATAATGATGAGAGCGGAGTGGGAGAGAAGAAAGCGCAAGAGTGCGCGAGTGCTGTGGTTAATAGTGCGGTGCGATTACCTAGTGAAGTTGGCGATTATAATGACCTGTATTTAAAACATGGTTTAGATAAAGTTAGAGCTGAACTAATAGATCATAAGCTAGGAATCCAAAAGTATGCGATTCGTAATCTTGTAGGTAAGCCAGAGCCACAAAAGTTTTTAGTTGACGGACTTATTCCCATTGGTAAACCTGGTATTCTTGCGGCAGTTGGTGGCGTGGGTAAGTCGCTAAGTGTCATACAGTTAGCATTATCTGTGGCGTGCGGAGGCAGGTGGTGGGGGAAAGATGTGAAAGAGCGCGGCAATACTGTTATATTTTGTGCGGAAGATGATTTAATGGAAATACATAGACGACTAGACTTGCTGGACCCTAACGGCAAGCGATTTAGCTCTGTATATGAAGTCTATGTATTTCCTGTCCCAGAACAAAAAGAACCAATGATACTGTTAAGAGAAGAGGGCATTACACCTATAGCGCAGGAGTTAGTAGAAGAATTACAAGCCATACCAAATTTAAAGTTAGTATGTTTTGATCCTCTCCAAGCATTTACAACTGGTAATGTATCAAGCAGTAATGAAGCAGGCCAACTTTGGGGTTCTTATTGTGCAAACATTAGCGCCAGACTTGGTTGTTCTACCCTTACTATTCATCATCTTAATAAAGGTGCTTTAGCTAACGATAGCGATGATGCTATGAGCCACAGAGCAGAGATTCGTGGTGCAAGTAGTATTACCGACAGCGTGCGGTGGGCGATAGCTATGTGGTTGGCGAGCGCGGAGGATTGTGAACGTATCTGTGAGGAACAGCGCGTGGAGTATGAGCGCATGAGTGTAGTTAAAGCCGCTCTTGTTAAATCTAATTCTGGTAATGTTGACTACTCTACCAAAACATTATTTAGAAAGAATGGCGTACTTGAACCGCTAGAGGAATTACAAAATCCTATGGCACTTTATGATAATTTTTAAAAGGAGAAAACTATGAACGTATTAAGTTTATTTGATGGAATGAGTTGTGGGCGTATCGCTTTAGATCGTCTTGGTATTAAAGTAGATAATTACTATGCTAGTGAGATAGATAAATATGCTATGAAAGTTAGTGAAGCTAATTACCCAGACATTATACAAGTGGGAGATATAACCAAGTTAGACCTATCAACATTACCAAAAATTGATTTGGTTATGGGTGGTAGTCCTTGTCAGGGATTCAGTTTTGCAGGAAAGCAGCTCGCTTTTGATGACCCAAGATCTGCATTGTTCTTTGAGTTTGTTAGATGTGTAGAGGAGTTAAACCCAAAATATTTTTTATTAGAAAATGTAAGAATGAAAAAAGAATATTTAGATGTTATATCTGAATACATGGGCGTTAAACCAATAATGATTAATTCAGCATTAGTATCAGCACAGAATAGGGTTAGATATTACTGGACTAACATACCTGGAATAGAACAGCCTGAACAAAGAGGTATAGTTTTAAGGGATATATTGGAAACTAATGCTTCTAATGAATACCTTGCAGGAGAAAATTTACAAAAGAATTATAAAGGCGGCAATCAATTAAACCCAAATTATAAAAGCCAAGCTAATACCATACATGATACAGAGGGTAAATCTGGAACAATTTGTGCTGGTACTCATGGTTATGCTAATGGTTATGTAAAGGATTTTGATAAAAACTTATCAAAGATGACAACTAAAGATGATAAGTCTTTTTGTTTAACATCAAATTATCATGGTGCAATAGCAGAAAACAGTATTGAAAGAAAACAAAGAACAATGATACCAACTGATAAACCAGAAACTATATCTAATAAAGAAAATAAATCTTATGCTCTAACAGCCTCTTATCCAGCAGCAAGGCCAAGAAGAAGTAAAGCAAAACATGAAAAAACTATGGTAAAAGTTGATGATATAAATAGCTTACCGAATAATGTTGATTATGTTTACGATCAAAATGATAAATCATATAAAATAGAAACCCACGACACTCCAAAACAGGTAGGAACAGCAGTAGATATAAAAGGACATGACCAAATAAAAAGGGTTTATTCAGAAGATGGTAAGTCTCCAACGCTTACAACTTGTGGTGGTGGACATAGAGAACCTAAAGTAATGGTAGACAAAAGAAAACCAAACCAAATAAACCCAAGTAAAAAAGCAAATGGAGTACAACCATATATGCAAGATAGGGTGTTTCATGTTGATGGTAAGTCTCATGCTTTGACTAGAGAGTTTGCGGCAAGAACAAATGTTGGAGAAACTATAACGATAGATAAAGACAAGAAACAACTAACCATAAAAGAAGCAACTAAAAAAGGTTATACCACTATTGAAGATGGAGATTGTTTTGATATGACCTTTCCAAACTCTAAAACCAGGAGAGGCAAAAACATGAAAGACAAGAGTAATTGTCTTACAGCTGCAAACTACGACTATATGCGATACGAACATTCAGACAAAGATAAAGAAGTTTACTGGCGAAAGCTAACACCTGTTGAGTGTGAACGATTACAAACAGTACCAGATAATTATACTAACCATGTATCAAATACACAGCGATATAAAATGCTCGGAAACGGCTGGACAATCGAAGTTATTACACACATTTTAAAGAATAT